GTTATTTAGTTTTTGACACAGTACCAGCCGTTACGTGGCCAACGGATTTGTGAGTTTTCCTTCTCCTCAAAATTAGAGCACATGTGATAGATCGTATTGTGTGCTTGAGATTTTCCCTGAAGTTAAGTTACCGGTTGAATTAACTGGGCCCAACCATTCAATGGCATGGACATTGCTGTAAGCAGATTCAAGTGTTGGGTATAGTAGTACACGATAAGCTGAGGTTCCATCGTCAGAACCTAGTTCGCGCATAAAGAATACAGTGCCTCGTCTAGGATTGATTGTACCAGTGAAGTCACTAAACCATGTCAATTGATCAAACGCGGAATCTTTAATGTCTTCTGAAATAATTGCTACAAATATTTTATCACCGTGCGCGCCAGATATTGGTATTGGTAGTCCCAGATATTGTGGGTTCATACGTACCGTTTCGTGGGTGCTTGGTGATGTTCCATTGTAGTCGAATATATTGTCGAAGAGTTGTCCTCCTAGTTGTGATTCAATTTTGGTTGTTGAACTTGTTACCTGGGGTAATCGTGGTGAGTACATTCGCCACTCATATTCAATTTTTAACCACCCTATGACTCGTGTTTCCTCGCTTTGTGAAGGTTCGAAATCGGTCTGAGCTATTATTGTAAATCCATAAGGGATTTCCAATCGTGCATCGATTCCACCTTGGAAAAAGTAAGGTTCTTGTTCAGTTGGTAAAAGTGGGAAGTCAATTGTCGCATAGTTGTAGATGTTAAAAGCTTTACTATTTGCATAGTCCATAGCTCTAACAACGATTTCATCGCCATTAGCGCCGCTGGTGAGAACAGTGTTGGGATCGGATAATGGAACCATTATGATACCACCGCCTAAAGTGGAATTGCCTACAGGTTGGTATTTAATTCTCGTTTGTATTGGTAGATATTTTTCATAGTTTTCCATAATGAATCGAAGACGGGTGTTTGGTATATAATCAGGTGCAATTGGTAAGTAGACTAGTGTGTCGCCGGGTTGGGTTGCCGTGTCGGAGTTGATTGAAGTACCAACAGTTACAGGTATCAGGGCTTCAGTTCCAGCTATGGTAACATAAGCGCCATTATTATCCCTGCCCATTGATAACATCGGAGGTTTGATTTCAACGTCATTAGCTTCATCATAATTGTTTATAATTCCAGTTTCATTATTAGAAAAGGTTTCACGTACTATTTTCCGAAAAGTACTAATTTTAGCTGTTGCAAACTTATTATTGTTATCGCTTATAATGCAGAGATTATGCTTGGAAGCATTTTGACTAGTTCCCCGCCGAGGCCCTTTAGAAATTTTATTATTCCTCCCATAATTTTGTTGAACACGTTTGGCTTGTTCTTTTGTCGCATTTCGTTCACGTCCTGATTGAATGACCGGTCTATTTGATTTTTCTCCTTGTTGTTTAGAGTTACTCCTTCGCTTTTTAATTGTCTTAATTGTGTTTCTAGTTCGATTAAATGAGATATAAGCTGATCGAGATCCATTCATTAATATGTTTTTTGAGTTGCTGTGTGCAGTACGATGCAAGCAGTTTACGTTTACTCGGATTTTATGGACTTTTCCTTGTCACAAATTAAATGGAGGGTGCTATTGATAATCATCGGCAGCACACCGGTCCACGAAGTCAACATCAAGATGCCAGGGTAGTGTTTGGACACTATCAAGTTGCCTCTTAAACAAGTCTAGATCGAGCATATCAAGATCATACTTATAGGACAGAAATTCCCAAGTACGTTCGTTAGATGAATAATCACCTTCAACATGTATTGCATAGTCATAATCTTGTTCAATCGGTTCATAACCGTCAGTCAATTCTAAAATTTTATCGCACCATTCTCTTAAAAAGGGAACAGGTCGTGTATCTTTGAAAAGACCTAGGGCAATCCCGCGATTGTGATTATAATTTTTGTGGACAAATTTCCTTGACCATCCAATTTTCTGTAACACTTTACCTATTTTTGGGCAAAGCATGTAGCCTAATGGGTGATCGTCGGTTGGATAAAAGTGTCTACTACAATAATCTATGTCGTACACATTAGTTGATATTACTATCATTTTAACTTTAAAACCGTAGAGAGCAGATCGGTTCTTGATGTCGTTTTCGTCAAAACAGTTGTTGTAGTCAGTATGGCATAAAAGCAGAGTGTCATCCCCCTGTACTGCTAATGCAAAAGGAGGATTAGTGAGCATACTTTCTTCAGTGTAGCCCATACCAACCCATTGGTCAAATATTACATCTATTACGATGCGTATTGTTTTAATTCCATTCATGTTACTATTGCCAGAACTAGTGTGGTGATCGCCACTCCTTCGACTACCTACTCTCGAGTACATTATCCCGGATGATGTGAAGCCAATTACTATTATGCAATCTTTAAGTTCAAAAACTACATCGATATCGACTCCCATAAATTCCATCATGTCATGTTCCCAACGCAAAGCTTGCTCACTAACGTGAGAGTCCTGTCGAGATTCATCTTGGATTATTTTGAGAATAGTGTCAAAGTCTTGTCCAATTCTGTTACATTGGTCGTATATCCAGTCGCAAATATCTTCAGAGCGGCATCCAGATGTGTATAGAATCCAGTGACTCTTGCTCCAAGATCTTGTCATTGATTTGCTCCATGAATAGATTGGGGGGCCGAAATATGAATTATACCGCTTTTTACCGGCAGAAATGTTTCTAACATCATAATCAGCATCTTTATAAAAGATTTCAGTTTTAATGAAGGCTTCGACAAATTTATCGCGAAATTCAAGTGGGATTTCCAGCAAATCAGCCAGTGCTTCAATATGGTCCAGCATTCTACCCTTTGAGAACACTCCCCGTTCTTTGTTCCAATATTCGAAAGAGACTACGTGATAGTCCCAATTTGGGTACAATAAATCGAAATTATCTGTTACCCAATCGTACATTGGTTTCCAGCTTACTGAGGAGAGAGTAGAGACAAGCTGCCTCTTAACAACGGCGTTGTATTCATTTCTTGCACATATGAGACTGTTTTGAGGTGGTTTCCTGGTGAACACAATGCCATGAACATAGACGCGTATTGCATCATCTGATCGCTCAGGTTGTTGATCAAGGGAGCAATGCCCGGTACCGGGAGGTACGTCAGTATTAGCTTGGTAGCCGTAGAAACCAGAATTGCATAAAACAGGGCCTTCGGGGGTGATAATTTCTTGAAAGAGCTGATGGTCGATCCGATCTTGCTCGGTATACTCGTAAGGAACAATCGAGCTCGCCCTTGACCTTTTAACTGTTCGTTGAACCATGCAGCGTTCTGCTGATAATATTCTTTAACATACGGTCGCTCGGGGAGTCGAATCTTACTTCGTATTTTATTC